GCGTACATCTGGTCAAACGAACTCTGTAGAGACAATGAACGGTTAATGCCTTGATTGGTAAAATTTAATTTGCCTTTCGTCTTTGGATGTTGTTCGATCCATTGATAAAGCATTTTCCGTAATGCCTGTTGGAAAAATTGAGTTTCGTTTTCCTCTATGCATATCCCACGAGGTTTAAGTAGTTTTTTATTTATAAACTTAAACCTTGACGCGGGGTACTCAGCAAACTTTTTCTCAAGTATCAAATTTGCTGCGTGATCAACGGCTGTGCCGCCAAAGATGTATTGATAAAAGGTGTTAAACCAAATATCATGATCAAAGGCGTCATTAAGCTGGTGGTACAAGAAGTGCGGCCGATAGCGCTCGTCTTTTTCAACCTTTACATTGGTTGCGCCGGATCCAGGACTCGGATATAAAGAGTCACGAGAATCTTTATCATTTCGAAAAAGATTACGTATAACGGATCTTGCGTGTCGAGTAATAATGCCAACATCTCCAGCAAAAAAACTGCCAGAAAGGAGCTGGCCATCAGTACTAACAAAATCAGCAAGTTCTTTGCTGAGCACCGATTGTGAGTAAGGGCCTTCGAGTTTGCTGAAGGCTGCACACAGCTGATATATAATTTTAACAGCTTGTGCCTTACACGTATTAGAAGTATTTTGGTCATAGATCATCTCGAAAAGTTTGCGCAAAAAGCGCGGATGGCTCGTACCCTTTTGTAACTTAAACTCGGGGTAGGATGAAATGCCAGTCTCAAGAAAGGAAAATAAACCCTTCAGAAGATTTGGCAACGTGACTTGTATAAAACCCAGTCCTTGACTTTCGTATCGACGCTTTAGTGATACAAGGTCTCGCTGGTAGTCAGTATAACCGTACTCCTTTAAAATGTTGTACCCATCTTCTAGTATGCTTGTTAGAAACGGTAGCAATTGAGATCTATGATCTCTAATGAATTTAGCTACTTGAGCATCGTTGTCGTGGGTCTTGGCTTTATGCCGTAGGCTATTCTGGTTAGACATATGTCACAACCTCCTAGCCACGTCTTTAGTCTGCTTAATACGTAATTAGGTGCTTAGACTGCACCGTGTTGAATATTGCGTACGAAGTTAGACTGGGCCGCAAGGGCGAGGATAATATCTAAG